TCATGCTTCAATCTCTGCTGTTTGAGCTATACAGAGACGATCTTCAATTGACTCTATGACTCTGTCATTAATATAGACTCGTTCCATCCAATAGTTTTCTAATTGAGCGTACTCATCATGGCTTAGCTGATTGGCTTCCATAGCCTCTTCTATACTATTAAAACCCATGGCTATCTGCTCTTGTACTTCGTTAGCAGCGTCGAGTTCGTCATTGATCATTTCAACTATAGTCTTCATATTATACTCCAAATGCGATATCAGCGAGTTGTTCTGCATTCATTGGTTTGCTAGCCCAAGCTTTAAGATCAAAGTCTGAGTTAGCAGTACGAGCTGGATGGGCTGGATGAGTACCAGCAGATATATCAGCGAAGTTCTTTTGGATCCATTCTTTAACCTCTTTTAAGGTATCAAACGAACGATCTTCATTAGCAAAGAACTCTAAGGTAGCTTGATTAGAGGCACGATCTGCGTCTAACCACCAACCTTTAGCTTTAGGATCATTTAAATGGATGTTCGCTGGTACTACACGAATTGTATTATGGAAGGTCCATATAGAACCAGTAGGAGTTGTTGCTTTCTTTTTAAGTGATATCATATATAGGTCTCTCAATAATGTATGTGTTTATCAATTTATAGGTCTATTATATACAGTTGGCTGTAGAAGTAAACGTTTATTTATGTAAATAGTTCACATTAGAGGAAGATGAACGCACATATCACTACTATGACTGAGAGTCCGAGTATCTTACCGTCTTGTAGGATAGAGGCTATGATAAGGACTAATATGGCAAATGGTATAGCTTTCACTAAGAACATAAAGAGAAGCCAGTTATCGCCTATCACGTTCATTACTTCATTCATATAATATACCCTGGGGGTGGAAGGTTATAATACTAACATGGTTAATGGTACTTCGAAGAATCGACCATCATCTGTCTCTATAGAGCATTTAGATCTACGTATACTGGTAACTGTTACTGTACCAAGGGCTGAGTTATTTCTGATATCGACTCGACTACCTTCAGTTAGCATGCTCTTTGCTTTGTTCTGACTGATCTTTCTTAACTGTTTATGTCTGGTATTCACAAGGTCTATAAGGACTGAGACATCGCTAAGGTTGTCGATCTTCTGAATTTCTGCTGCAAGGGTAGCTAATGACATATCGGTACTCTCTATATAGGTGTTTATCAATTTATATGGTTATTATAACCTATATAGAAGGGAATGTAAACAAGTTTATTAGATCAATTCGTTATAAGGTCTATATAGAATGGTTATAAGAGGTATCTACCTGTGGATCCAACCACGTCGCTGCTTACCATTCTGAGGTACAAAATGAGGTACATAACGTCTAAACATCTGTACAAGGTTCTGCTGAGTCTTAGTATAACCAGTCTCCATACAGTAGATCTCCCATCCATTCGTCCTATATAGATCATATTGCTCAGTCCAATAGACTTCCTTATCAGTCTCTTTTTGAATCTTAGCCTTCTGTTCCTCTTTAAGACGTATCAAACGCTTCTTACGACCATACTGGTAACCCCTAGGCAGTGGAGAACCCCATACTATACGCCTATCGAGCTCGCCATTCGTAATCCAACGCAACCGAGTGTCAGTTACTATAGAGTGTAAGTAGTCTATATAGGACTGGAGTAGCAATACGTTGTCTGGGTCTGATTTGAGCATCAATTTATACACTATTCTATGCTCCTTTGACTTAAGTCTATACACCTCTCCTATATAGGGACAGCGAAAATCCTCGAACGTTCTTTTATCAGCTCTATTGATTGCCCTTAGAAGGACAGCATCGTATACTCTCTTATAATCCATACATTACCTGTTAAATCTGTTCTATTCGTTTATATACTGTATTGTTCTATTTATAGCTGGTCGAGAGTATCGTAAGCTATACTTGTTTAGCCACAAGTCGGCTGTCTGACGTGGTTGAGGTATGCTAGGACGTGATCTGAGGAGTACAATTGATGTATATCTACTGTTATCTGTATCTGTATGGTACCCTCTCTATATAGATGATCTAACTCTTACCTCTGTACAACAACTATTGTTATCTGTATAGGCGTAAGGTGTATGTATTCTATAGTTATCTGTATACGCGTTGTTATACCTATAAGCAGGTTGTCTCTATATAGCATATTATCACTATATAGATGTTTTTGATTATGTGTGAGAGTATTCAAATTATTGAACATATGACGGGGAGGACTGTCATAGCTTCGCTGATACAGGTTAAAAAAGTCTCTAACTGGATACTATGAGTAGTACTGCTGGCGTGAATAAAAAAGCTCTACTGAGGATACTATGAGGTTGTTGCGCGGCGCTTTTCCTTAATGACTATACCATTCTTTACCATACCTGATATTGCAGATACACTGGTATCTAGAGCTATAGCCATACTCTTCTGACCATAGTATACAATATCTGGATCGTCTACGTGGTAGTAATGATTAGTCATACCCTTAGATACAGCCTTTGACCATACGTCAGCAATACCTGGTTCTGATCGTTTGAGTTCTCTACTCTCTTTCATTAGCGCTATCTGTTTAGTACTATAGGCTGGATCTGTAAATTTGTTCTTCATAGTATCTGACAGTTGTTTCCTAACTGCTGGATCTGCCCATCTAATCTTTCCTGATATTGAATTAGACTCTGACATGAGTTCTCTATAGACTGGATCTTGCCATCTGACTTTAGCTATCTCTGAATTAGACAGCTCGTCTTGATTAAGCTCTTCTATAAGCTCTTTCTTTTCATCTGCTGTCATAGGAGTTGATGGGTTATATTGACCGCGAGCCTTTAGGTCATCAATAGAAGGTATGAATGACTCAATTAGCGATTCTGTATCCTTATTCTTAGGCATATCAATCAAGCGTGACGAGTAATACGATCAAATGGACGATCGCGTAGACGTAAAGAAGGCTGTAAATGTCGTATAATGTCATTATTTGTCCTAAAAAATGGGACTGTCTTTACAGCGCAGTCATTCTGATATAACGGTCCAAGGTCATGCTATGGGCCCGAAGATGGTGCACTCAGTGATCATCTGATTATGTTATATCGTGTTTTACCACGCTAAGTGCGAAATTGGGACTGTCTTTACAGCGCAGTCATTCTGATATAACGGTCCAAGGTCATATATTGTCATCTATTTTCCAAAAAATGTATTGAGCCTAAGCCTACGAGAGCGATAGCAATGTAGAGTAAAGCAAATAAATCGTCTATAATCATGATAATTTCCACTCTGTTTGTTCTTCTATAGCATATTGACAGCCTTGGACATAATCCCTGTCTTCCTCTGACAACACGGTCCAAGCAAATGTGATGGTACCTATATGCTCGTGTACGCCATTTGGATCAGTTAGGTGAGTATTAGACTCCATCATAGACTGTAGTTTGTCCATACGGGCATCGAGTTTCTCTCTTAGACTCATATCTATTCCTTCTCAGACAAAGCTAAGCGCAATTCTCGATACATGTCTACATAGCATTTCTTAATCTCGTGTCGTTCTTGCCACATAATTGCTGCTGGGACGACTACTGGAGATACAATGAAGAAGAATACGATCTTCGCTACTGATAATGCTTTAGATTTGTTCATAATTCTATACCTTATCGATTAAATGATTTACAATCTTGGTTAAATCCATCAAATACTCTACCCATACCGCCATCATTATAGACCCATTCCATATGGTCGAAGCGAGAGGCTGATGGATTCCTAATATAGTATCCAGCTGCTTCAAATCGGTAACGACTAGTCTTAGTTATTAACCATATGACAGACGGCGCATGGTTTTCCTTTACTGCTTTCTTTGTAATTCTGTCTATATCTCGAACTGTAAGATCTTTGTCATAAGACTCTTCAATAGCTCGTAACTTAGCACAGTTTCTATACAATTGACCTAACGCTCCAGTGCTCTTATAGGTCATAGACTCTGCTGCTGATGTAGACATACTAAATGACGATATAAGACTCAACGCGATAAGCAGGTTTTTCATAATATAGTCCTATTTGCGAGTAATTAAGTTACGAATTGGCTGCAGTATAATAACATCAACCAAAAGCATAGGTAGCGAAATCATCCATGCAAGTATTGCACCGGCAGTGTAGCAGAAGACAACAGCTAAGCAATATGATATAACAACTGGAGCATCAGGTAAGGCCGTTGCACCTATGTCGTATACAATATATGCCATCATTGAGATAACTATTAACCAGTTAAGAACATTAAGTACTTTATATACTATTGTAGCGTTAGCCCTTGCTTCTGTCAGCATTGGACTAGTCCATAATAACTCAGCAAGTTCATCGCTTCTCACATCAGATTCTAGTTCAGTGAGTTTAGATTTTAGTTTCTCAAGTTTTGATTCTAATTTCTTTAATGCTTTTGTATCTTCACATTTGTAGTAAAGTTCGTTGTATTCTTCGCGTTCTTCATCGGTAAAGCTTTTACAGTTAAGGAAACCACCTGGGCGAGCTAGTCGTATTTGGTCTAGCTCTTTAATGCGCTTAGCTTTCTTTGCTATTTTTGACTTAATAGGATGAAATTCTTTTTTACACTCAGCGATTTCAGCTTTACATATAGTAACTTTTGTTTTGCTTTTAGCTGTTGATTTTTCATATGCGTTCATATAGTATCTCTTCACTTTTTGATTTAATATGGTAATTATAACACACGGGTACGAGCTTGTAAACTGTTTAATTGTAAAATGTGAACTATTTACTATATTAGAGGCATAAAAAAGGTACTCCGAAGAGTACCTTTCAACGTACTGTTAACTAAATACAGATTATGTTAATAGATCATTATGTACTAGGATCAAATCAAAGTCAGATGATATTGTATTATTAGTACCACCAGTTACTCGGACTTCTATGTCTGATTTCTCACTTATAGCGAGTGGGACTGGATAACCGACTGACGAGCTACTTTGAAATAGCGACATTGTTGATTGTACTCTGAATGCGCCACCAAGCTGTCTAACATATATAGAAACAATACACGCTTGGTTCTTTGACGTACTGGCTCGAAATTCAGATAAGAACGCAGTACATCCAGCTGGAACAGTATATAATGCCATAAGAGTCTGACCCATATTAGCATCTATTACCGCTCTCGCTTCTCCAGTATCGACAATTGTTATTCTACCAACGTTAGTTGGACCTGTCAAACAATACGCTCTGTGTACTCTATGGAATACTTGAGTTGTTGTACCTGTTGCCACAGTTCCAGTTAATGTTAAATCAGCAGAAACTTCATTATAGTCTGAATCTAGTCCCTCAATACGAATAGTCTGCGTATCAGCTGCTGATGAAGATACTGCGCTGAGTGTACCTGGAACTATATCCCAAGGGTAAAGGGCTGTAAGTGCATTATCAGCTAATGACCATACAGTACTTGTTGCGCCCGCTGTACCGTCAACTAAACCAAACTTATGAACATCCCGATAACCTGTAACCTGTCCAGCTGCGATCTCGATATTAGCAGCAGAACCAAACGAGTTGATGATATTACCATCTTTGTCTGATATACATTGCGCTTCGAACAACACATTATTATTCGTTCTGAGCGACTGAGTGTTCTTATTCCATATGGCCATTACAGCATTCCTTGTTTGTGTATGTACTACTATTTATACTAGCTCGTTTGTTAAGTAATACCTGACCATAATGTATTACATTGATGTCGATCAAAGGCGTATTCAAACATATCAAGGTAACCTCGACAGATAGTTACATCTTTACTATCAGATGCATGATCTGCTGCGTTTGCTAAGTAGTCAATACATTCTGCTATATCTTCTAATCGAGCATGAGTCGTTTGTGCTATTAGTATTTTGTTTTCTTGGGCTAGTGTACAAATATCTTCCATGTCTACCATGTACAGCTGTTCCATTCCGTCGCTTGAACGAGATACTAATTCCCATGCTTCGGCTGATAGACCCCATACTTCTACTGTATTACTATACAGATCGTCGTCAGCTACACTACCTGGATCGTCTAACCACTGCTTAATTAATGCTAATTGTTTATGCATCTACTTCTCCTTAAAATTGCCATTCTTAACGACATGTATCTTGAAGCCGCTACCTCGAATATAGTCTCTTCCGCCGTCTATTACTTTCTTACCTTTGGATACATAGTCATGTCTATAGGCAGAGTAGTACATTTTTCCACCATGTTCTATCATACCGAATGACAGGTCTTCTATAATGTCAGCATCAAAGATGAATGACTTACCATCGTCTTGGTACATACCAAAATACTTATTGCCAAACTTAGGATGAGGTGAACGACGATAGAATATGTCATCGAGTCCCCTGTATCCTGGCAACTCAGTAGTACATACATATCGGATCTTAACCCCATCGCGTTCAGACAACATCTTTTCCATTTCTTCGACTACGAAACGAGGTGAATGTACTACAATGTTCTTCATAAATAACCCTTTGGTGAATCTTTAAAGTCGTCTGGATACACTAATATATCCTTATCAAAGGCTTCAGCTACGCGTGCCTTAAGCTCAACTACAGTATTTCGATCGTCAGCTATAAGATTTGCGCGGTGAAAGCCATATGCTACCTTAGTATCTGCGTCATAGTAGACTTCGCATAGCTCTACTTCTTCAGGTGAAAGTTCTTCTAATACGTTTTGCACTAACCTGTAGTTCCACATTTATGCATGATCCTTAATAATTTGTTTATATCGATAGCTATGAGATGAAAGACCTGGGTGTATCTTATCTAGATAGTCTTTGGATGACGTACCAACATATGCTTGGATTTCGTCACGTATTACATTTTCACAGTAGCCTGTATTTAATAGGTATTGCTTAATTGTACTAAACATATCTTCTGGTAGTGATTTAGTAATACTATCAACTTGTTCCTTATACTCATCAACTAGGTAATACTTAGCGTGAGCTATTTCATGATCAAGTGCGCTTCCCATACCATATGTACCAATGATGTAGTATTTACCATCTGGTTTGCATGAATCGACTAACTCAGACATCGCTCTTTCTTCTGATGCTAGTTCGAATTTGCGTAAGAAGCGTTCGTATATGTTTGACGGTATATTGAATCCACCCCAATCAGTAAGGTATGTGAATTTGCCGCCATGTTGATTGGAATATAGTTCAATGAATTGGTCTAATGTGAATACTTTGCCTCTAATCTCATCGAACTCGCCTTCATAAAACTCTTGAGGTCTTAAGAAGGTATAACATAGCTCGAACTGAGTGTCAGCATGAAGGTGAATGATTCTATCATCGTTGGATACTACTCTCATGATAAAGACCAACGAACATATACATCAAATTGCTTGCCATGCTTCATTAGAACAGTATAACATCGATTACCACGATACAGATGAGCATTAGGATTATTCTTACCTAAGCGAGGCTTCACGTCTATTCGTACTCGACGAACATCACCATCAGCCTTAGCGAAAGCATTAATACGTTTTGCTCGTACTCGTGCTTCTTCAATACGAAGCATTGATTCGGCATCTTCAAGATCAGCAGTAAATAGGTAATCTTTACTTCTAGTCATAGTAGTCATAGTATAGTAACTCTCTCATTTATTAATTTATAGGTATATTATAACACATAGAAGAGCGGTTGTATACTGTAAATATTAACTATTTTGAAGTAACTCGAATAGCGCCTTTGACACATCGACAAGGTTTGCGTCATTAGGTACTAACTCAGAGAGGTATCGAGCAGCTTCAGTTGGACATTTAAAGTAATGATTAGCCTGAACTTGTTGCTCTTTCGATGACCCAACTGACCAGACATTAGCCTTGATATACTTACCATCAAGATCCTTTTCAACAGATAAACAGATGTCATCATTAATCCATAATGTATTCTTGCTAGTATTAAGTGTTATCATGTCTATGCCTCGTTATTGATTAGAATATAATTATAACATACTTTATGTCAAATGTAAACAATTATTTTTTGTTAATTATCGTGGTGGATGCTTTGGTACTAGGTCTTGTCGAGTAGTTGACGCGAATATTTGACGAAGAGTAAGAGCAGGTCTACCCCATTTGACTCTGCCTATGTTTATCTCTCTTATTACCTCTTTGCGTCGTCTTCGTTGAACTAATGAACTATGTTTGTTGCTCTGAATATACTCAGTTAGAGATATAAATTCACTAAGTAGATTAGCCATGTCAAACGCAGTCATATTTGTCCTATTAAAAATGTTTAGTGAATGTTATCTCAAAGTGGTCTTTATCGCTTAGATCAACATGGAAATACGACGACTTACCATAGGCAACTGTCCATTCCATATCATAATCTTGTTTTAATTTGTCCATTGTTGACATTGGTTCTGCCATCGTTAAACAAAGAGTACAAAGTATAGTACTAAGCATAAATCACCTCCTTTACTTACTTTTAGGCTTATCCTTCTTTTCTGGAGGTTTTGCTTTGACCATAACATCAACGCAGTGTCCTAGATTGGCCTTAGCCATAGAATCATATTGCTCTTGTTTCATAGTATTAATCCGTATTGATTTCGGTTGCTGTTACGTTTACCCAATCATTTTGCTCTGATGTGAGTCTAAGCAAGACTGGCATTGATACATCGTCTACTCTACTAAAGCATATGTTATTCATTTGAGCAGCACATTCATAGCCTTTGCCAATTGCTTCTTTCATATCAAAGTACGTGTAGTACCTATCAACTGTGTTTATATACTTATGAACAACATATACTATCATTTGTCGTACTTCCTATTGTTTAATCGAATACTGCCTTGATTTTAGATTCTTCAACGATCACAGCTGGAATGCCTTTATAGTCGACTGGAATAGCTCCATGCCAATCTACGTGAGCTTTCTTATTTGGCTTAATAAGACTATTAACATCATCACCAACTTCGAGAATGAGTGCTGGCTTTGAAGCCTTTGAAGTAGCACCCGTTAGTATAATACCACTAGCTGTTGTTTTTTCACCTGGAGCTTCAGCTAATAATACGTTCTTACCTAATAAAATCATGTCTGTATCCTGTTTTAGTTTAGTGTGCCTTTCTCGACACATTCTTTAGTCATAATGTAGTCTCTAACAAGACCACTACGTATGATATCCGGCCATCCAAATTCAACCATTGAGAATTGTCTTAAGTGTTTAACAATCTTGATGAAATCTTGAATACCTTTCTTATCATTATTACCTTTAAAGTCTGATTGGTCATAATCGCCTGAAAAGATAATCTTAGTATTATCACCCATACGAGTAATAACAGAATCTAGCTCGTGAAACGTTAAGTTCTGACATTCATCAACTATAACAATACAGTTGTCTAACGTGATGCCACGAATATAGGATGTTGTAAGAAACTCGATCTGATCTGCTTCTCTTAGCATATCCCATGCTTCTTTATTCTCAAAGAATTCTGTGCATATTCCTTTATATGGTAATGTATATGCATCTTCTTTCTCTTCAGCAGTGCCAGGTAGGAAACCCATATCACGGGTTGGCACAGCAGATCTACATACAATTAGTTTATCATACATAGATCCTTTATCTAACACATCAGTTATTCCTAAGTACATAGACATAAATGTCTTACCAGTACCAGCTGAACCAGATAACAACAAATTCTGGTTTGATTGGTACTCTTCCCATACTACCTCTTGTTGAGGTGTCAATGGCTGGTAAAAATTTAGATCTTCAAGTCTAAGACTCTTAGGTCTTGTTGATCTTGGAGTTGCACCTTTACGAGGATTTCCAGATTGTTTAGACATATAAGTTCCTATTTAGTTGTGATTCGATCACGATGTCGTGGGGGCATACCTGCTTTAATACGCTGTTGGACTTCTTTCCATCCATCACCTGCTTTAGTAAGCATGTCTGTTTGTGTTCCAACAAACTTGCTAGCTTGAACTTGCGTCTCTAAGTTAGGGTTATCTTCTTTGTATTGATCAAGCTCAGACATTCGTAAGACTATTTCACTAATCTCACCAGTCTCTTTATCTTTAAATACGTACGTTGGCATTACGCTGCTTCCTCTGTTAAGAACCAATTAGGCGTATCTCTTTTGGTCCATATTGCGAATGATGCTTTCTCTTGCATATAATAGTTTTGATACGATTGTACAGGATCTGATACCTTACATTCATCTGGCATGCACTTAGCAAATGGAGTCAATCCAGTATCAGGTAATCCATTAGGTACATTGCGTAGTAACTCACGTAACTTAGTATCACTAGCATGAACCTTGTTATATCTATACGTGTACTCGTCGCATAGCGCTTCAAATAGTTCGTAGTGCCACTGGTAGTTTTGTTTGGATTGACGTGTCCATACTGTTGATGGATGATTATAATGAACAGCTTTATATAGGATGTTATCCATTCCATTATCAGATAATATGTACTGTTTCTGCTTGCGACCTGTAGGTGACTTACCAGTGATCTCGGTGCCATCAATCATTCTATGTGCAGTACTAAGCATTTGAGCAGCTTCTAGTATCATTTTAACTACATGCTTATTATTGTGGTACTGTGCTGCGATTTTAGGGTCATTATCTAAATGGAAGATATTCACGTAACTGTTGCCTCAATATGATTTAGAATGTATATTATATCACAGTTCTATGTATTTGTAAACTGTTATTTGTAACAATATCCCATAAAAGGACTCCTTTTGGAAGTCCTTTTTGGTTAATATTGATGTTCTTGATAAAGAACTAATCTTCGCCTGCCTTGATTTCAGCTATAGTGGCAGAGATAAGACTTATCTTCTTATCCATACGATATACTATATCGTCTTTGCCTTTCTTAGCCATACGAGTCCTATAATATTTAGTCTCAGTAAGGTCCTGCTCTAGCCGATTTATTAAGTCTAATTGTTTATTATTCATGAGATACACCTCGTAACATCTCTTGGTTATTAGAATCATAGTTTTAGATTAGTTAATATGTACACCTCCAGTTTAGTGTATATTTAAGCTGATTTCATACGGTTTGTTCTGGTAGTAAACCAGGAAAGGCTTCATTGATAAGTTTAACAGTCATACCTGTTACCTTTATTGATTTGTCCTTCATCTTAATAATCAATTCTGCTTCGTCAGGGTGTAACACTTCAAGCAGGTTAATAAATATACTTTCGCGCTTAGCATCTAGAGGCACACTGTTACCCTTAACGATGTGTTTGAATTTACCTACAGCTAGTTCTTTAGAAAGCGGTCGTGGACCTTTAATCTCTGGATCGAGTGCTCGATATGGAGGTGGGCCTTTAGGTAGATCAAATACTATTCGATCATCGAAATTACCTCTAAGTACTGTTCTTAGTGTTATACTATCATTAGTCTTTAATACTTCGATCTTAGCATTTCTTCCTTTAGTCTCTGCTACTTCTTTTAATACATGAGCAATGATCTCAATCTTATTGTTCACTGTAACTCCTTAAAGTGTTTTAGTGTAGAATTCTTCAACGCATTCTACTAAACGATTACATCGTTTCTTGATTAAATAATTAAGCACCTTCATTTTAGGTGCAGGTTTTTGTTCATCGAAAGTATTTATAATCTTCGTATAGATGTCTTCTGGTATCTCACATAGATCAATTAGAGTAAGATTACGTTGATAGTTTCTATATGTCTCATTATCCATAACTTCACATAGGCGATCTGCATTCTCTAACCATTCTTCAATACGTTTAGCTCGTAAAGGAGTCTGGCGTTTACCATCAACTACGAAGGTATCGTCATCTGATAGGACATTCGGTATACCGTCACCACTATCACCTTTCATGATATGTTCAAATAGATAAGTTCTAGCATTTTCAACTACTACAGCTTTCTTCTGCATTGGTGAGAATTGTGCAACGTTATCATATTTCTGTAGTTGTTTAAAATCATGATCTGATGAGATAATCATCACAGGTTCATGTTTACCAAACTCTTGTGTCTCTCTAGCTAACGCTCCAATGATGTCATCAGCTTCACATCCTTCAAACTGTAGTACCTTATATGGTAGATTTGCTTTAATCTCGTCGCGTATTGTATTCATAGCATCGAATATGATCTGCCAATCGAATGTAGAATCATCCCTACCTTTCTTACGAGATGCCTTATACTCAGGATAATATGAGCGTCGCCATGTATTAGGACCATCACACGCAATTACCATTTCACCATACTTATTTCTGTACTTTAGATTATACATACGAATTGAATTAAGTATACATGCTCGAATCATATCAACGTCAGTTAGCTTTTGAGCTAATATGTTACTTATTGCTATTTGATTAAAATCAATTATGATCATCTATTTGTCCTTCTGTTCGTCATATATAGAAACAAGTTCACCAGTTAGCGCATCCATAGCTGGATGAAAATGATGTTCTTGTCCTGAGTGTCGTAGCAACATTGCGTTAACTAAGTTAGTAATAAGAAATAGATCTCTGCCTGATGCAGTATCTAGTGTTTTGAATTCCATATCATGGAATGCTTGAAAGTATCCCTGATCGTGAACAGCTACCTCAATCAGGTCTCGTAGGTATTCAGACATTGTATTACATTCAGTCTTAATGATTTGTTTTTCATCAGAGTCAGCCAATCGCTCTATAGCTTGATCAATAGATTCATATTTACCTTTAAGTTCTACTCGTTTACGTGGGAACTGTATTACGTTATCATTAGACATAATTTACCCCTTAAGGAAAGTTGGAATATCTTTAGGTTGATATAACACGTATGCGTCTGCTTCTTGCTGAGTCAGCCCACATGTTGACACTAGCCACTGATTGAAATCTTCAATATGGCTAACTGGACTATTACTATACATTATGTCTAGTGCGATTTGATATGGAACTTTATGAACTTCGATAGTTCTACTTAAGATTTGAACAGCACCCTGACGAAGGTATTCACGATTGCGACGATACATATAATTAAGCCTCAGTAATATTTAATATAGCTATTATATCATAACCGGCAATGAATGTAAACTGTTATTTGTTATCTTTTTCAGTCAGAAACTGCTCTTTGAGGATACGTACTGATGGACCACCAATCTTACAACTAATAATGCCATTGTAGTAGTCGTCGGTGAGTAAGACATTGCGTTCGAAGTGCTCTTTAGTTTCCATATATGCACAAATACCTTTAGTCTCGCAGAGATGGAGAATCTCTTTCTTGATAACGTGACCTGATTCGATGTCTTCGTTTAGCTGTCTAGACGATCCAGTGTATGTTACCCAATCTGATTGGTTATATGTAACCTTACGTCGTTTGCGTGTTTTAGTGATAGGTAGTGTTTTCTTAGACCAGAAGAACTTCTTGCCGACATATTGCATGCCGTTAGTTTCATTGGTTATAAGATACACGAATCCATAGTACGGATAGGTCTTCATCTCCGCATCTTCTGGTACTATATAAGTTTTGTTGTTGTATGTCCACATGTATTATATATAAGAACTCCCGCGTTGCAAATGAGCAAGAGGCGGGAGGCGTGTTATATTAATTATTAAGTGTCATGTTATGCTAAAGTAACGTTATATATCACTAATGCTTTATTGTTTGCAGCATCTTCAAGCGTTAGAGTTCCTAATTTTCCAGTAACAGTACTAATAGCAGTACCACTTACGATAGTACATACTCCATTAGTAACTACAGCTGATGTAATGTTAACACTACCAAGATCGTCATTAGTATGAAATTCGCCATCAGTATATGCTTTGTTGAGATAACCAGAAGTAACAGAATTCCTAATTAATCCTAAGTTTGGAATAGTAGCAGTAAGGTTAGCAATATCAACTGTAGTTCCTCCAGATGCGAGCGCGGCAGCCAAATCAGACTCAGCTTCTTCTATACTTGAGATCTGCTGACCGGTTGAGTATGATATATCACTAGTGCTTACGACAAGGTTCCTATTATTAACCTCAGGAATAGATACTTCAAGTGCATTTGCTTTAGGAACTACACTTTGAGGGTAGAATGTAGCTACAGAACTATCTTCATACTCAATATAACCTTCGCATCCATTTTTGCCTAATATTAGTGCGCTATTTACTTTATACACGCCGTCCAAATCAGTAGATGTAGGTAGTCGAGTATGATCAAGAGCTATAATTTTATCGCCAACTAAGCCGCGGAACTCAATAGTATAATTTCTACCTGACTCAAAGAGATTTTCGTTATCAAAAACCCAAGCGCCGCCATCACCGTAAGATAATGAATAACTAATACCAAACTCAGCCTTACTTATAACAATATCTACACGAGAAGGATCAAGAACATCGGTGATTCTAACAGAATCGAAAGGCGGGAGCTGGTTAACAAGATCTGTCGTTTGATTTCCCGCCTGTGGGGCTGATTCAGCGATTATCGTAAATCCACCTGCAGTTACAGTGTCATTAGTTATAGCGGGCAAAGTGGCGGCAGGAATATCACAGTAACCTGATATTTTATAATCATAATTAACTAAATCAGATTCATCGTAAACATTTATAAGCATTACGCCTTCGCCTACTGTACTCGTGCGCGAACCTGTTATACCATAGGTTGAGTTAACATCACTATAGAAAGGTACTATAATGCTTTTTTTGCTTTCTTCATCAGATATGACCGGTACATCATTAACAAACTGTGTTAAGCCGTCTCCCCATACTTCAGAAGGAGTATGTTGTTTACTAAAGTCTAACAACTTAGCAGTCGCACAGTCATAGCCCTTCAACAGGTACTGTATAGTATCACAACCATTACCTACACCAGTATCGCCGGGCTCTTTATAAGAACCAATTAAACAACCAGCACCATTTGCAATTTGACTTGGCGCTGCCTTTAAACCATGGGAAGTTGTTGTTTGTATAATAGCGCCTGTCTCTAACTCAAAAATCTGATCTGCGTCGCCTGAAGTCCATATATCAGGATTAAGATGTGCGCCCGTTCCAGGATTCTCACATGCTGTATCCAAAATCAAACCTGATGTTATAGGAAACGTATTACCGTTATGGGCTGTGTATTCATATGTGTTATAGTTAGGGGTTCGGAAAGTAGTAGTACTAGCACCACCAATGGGAGAATCTTTATCTATACTAAAATCAGCGGCAGCTGAAGTACCATTATACTTAGCTATACCTGTATTAGTTCCTATTGTACTCAAATAGTCATTACCTGCTGTATCAGAACGAAAACCAAAGATGTTATTGGTATAACCCATCTGATCGACTATATAGTGGGCATATGTACCAGAGAAGTTACTAATGCGGCTTGTGCGACCATTAGCTACAACAGTTACGTTTGTATTTGCTTTATGGTATGCCCTCGTGTTTGCAAGAGCCATTGAGTTAGTTACCATATCTGTAATCTGTTGTGCTGTAATAGATACGTTAGCATTAGATTCTTTGTGAAACCCTATACGGAAATTAGGTAAGGCAATGCATAGATTACCATTTATATCCTGAGTACGTCCTTGATCTATGACTATTTGACCAATAGCAGGATTAGGATTGCCTTGTTGGAATGCCTCTATGTCTAAGCCACCGACTTCAATTAAATCATCTTGGTCTTTAACATAATTATAGTTCTCTAAAGATGATCTGTTCGCAAGGTTTTCTTCTCTTGCGCTGATTCCGCCAGCTTCAGGGTAGTATGTATCATCTTTTAAATTATCAGACGAATTCCACGTTGTTACAGGACTACCTTCAAAGAGAGTTGAGTGCTTTAAAGCCTGTCCGCATAAACTCGAGAAAGAAATACCAAGATTATCCCACCCACTATCGCCTATTAATAGCGGAGAGTTTGGACCTGTTGCTACCATTTCAATAGAGTTAGTAACGAAATAGTCACCTAACGCTGTTAAAAACGCAGTCCTCATAGTTCCAATAGTTGCGCCGTCATATGTGGTACCAATAGCGATACCATATAGATGTGTCGAAGGGATACCACGAGCCGTCATATAAGCTTCACATAGTGCCTGCTCACCTGCTATAGTAGTATCATACACTACTGCCACCTTAGTAAGATCGACGTTAGGACTACGTCTTGCGTTTAATGCCTTTATTATGTTATACATGTTTTAGAGCTTCCATTGTATTGTATTATATATATAAGAACTCCCGCGTTGCAAATGAGCAAGAGGCGGGAGCCGTGTTATATTAATTATTCTACTTATAGTGTTACGTTATTAAATACTAACACTTCTTTACCATTTATCAATGTTAATGTGCCTTCGACAGTCTCATACGATCCATCTGCTACACCTGTAATTCGACAAACACCATTATGTATTGTTGCTGACGATATAACAACATGTAAAGTTGGGTTATGTTCTGATACCCATAAACCAGAAGTAAAGGTTCGAGTTGGTTGACCCTCAAGCTCTAGATTAGATACACTAAATTCGTTAGGATTCGTTGACGATAGCTTATGATCGACTAAGTTCGTTGTTTTACCATTAACGATCTCATGTTGCCATGCTATATCGATTAAACCTTGGTCAGAATACGATTTTAATAAATCCATATGAGCATTAAATCGAGCTGTAGGAACATCAATATTGTTTGCAGCTGTAGGATTATCCTTTATAAGATGGTATGCTATGATCATATCGGTGCCAGTTTCGACAGCATCAGTCAACATATCTTGAAACTGAGTTGTAATAGCATCAGGGTTCGCTGGATCCCATGTAGTGTCTGCGTATGAATCGGGGTTATACTTATATGAAATCAAACGCATAGGATCATCAATGCCGTATGTGTTAGTTGTTAACAGAGGAGAATGAGAACCATTGTTAGACATATCACCTTTACCTAAACCAGCTCTAAAGCTAGTAAAACCACCATCAAAGAGTTCTTGTCTAATTTGAAGATTGTGCTGGCTTTGAGGATATGCTCCTGTCCTAATACCTTGTGTAAACCCATTATCTTCGCACCATCTAAACCAACCAGCCATTGCATCTTTTCTGGTTTGTGGACTTACTAAGTTTGCTGCTTGAAATTTAACATCTTGTTGGTGTGTTTCACTTAGAGTATTGTCTATAAAGATAAAATTATCGTGATTAGCAATGAAATGGTATTGTGCTGCCCATAACCCACTATCATGCATTTCTTTTAATTCATCTAATGTTATTTTACCAGCAGATCTTGGATTCGTTACTCGATCGTATATTAAATTAGATCCACCTTTAATACCAAGAGGTGCCATCTTAGCGAAGGCTATACTATAATC